CGTTGGCAACCCACGTTCCGATCATGTCAGAGTCGCGTAAAAGCATTTCTGCATATCGCCAGAGCGTAGGCGCCCCCTGTTTTGGAGGGTCCTTTGCAAAGGCGCTGACCAGAGCAGCCCACATACTTTCTCGTGAGTTCAGTCTCACAAGTATGCCGGATTTTAAATCCTTGGGCTGCCGTCAAGTCAGGCAGGTTTGGGAGGAGTGGGCCGAGAGCGCCACACCTAAAGGCAAACGTCGATGGCGGTACCGCATGGCCGTGAAAAGCTGTGTCCGTATCTTCGATAGCGATTGCCCTAAGTGTGACCCTGAGGCCCGGAGAGTTGCGCGTGAAGCGTGGACTGAGCGAGTCGAAAACTATGACCTCGAAGGTGAGCTGCGTTGTTCGGCTTACGTTGAGGAGCTCAAGTCCCACGTGCGCATTTTGGTAGGAGGTTGGGGGAAGAGGCTTCACGATTGCCGGAAAGACCGGAGGGAGCCAGTATCCTCTTCTGACGTATACATCCCTGACCAGCAGGGATGTAGGGAAACTCGGAGAGGTGAGGGTGGTACCTTGGGTACTTGTCTATGCTGTTATGACGGTGACGCAAGTTTGGTCAGACGCGGCGTAGCAAAGACGAAGGGTAAGTTTAGGGTTGTAACTATGCAGAGCGCACACGTCAAGCGTGCTCTACGCCCAGTACACAACGCACTATACGACCACCTCACTTCTTTCAATTGGTGCGTCAGGGGGGATGTTAAGAGAGAGGACTTTCTGGCCGTCTGCGACGCGGGCGCTGAAGATATCATAAGTGGCGATTATAAGGCCGCCACTGACAATATTTATCTTGGTGCTGTCAGCGCTATCGTAGAGGTCTTGGCGGAGTGTGATGAATTGAGCGATGACGAGAGAAAAATTCTCGTCGAGAGTTTTCGGGATTTGCGGTGGCTGTCTTGTTCGGGTCAGGAGCACCCAATCAGGAGAGGTAGCATGATGGGGAATCTGGTGAGTTTCCCTTTGCTTTGTCTCTTGAATAAAGCTTGCCATGACATGGCCGCCGCAAGGGTTTACGGACCCGGGGTGAGAAGGGTAGGGAGGTTTAACGGCGATGACTGTCTGTTTCAGGGAAACCAGTCTATGTACCGGGAATGGAGGTTTGTCACCTCCGTTTTCGGTCTCGTCGTCAATGAGAGCAAGACGATGGTGTCGCGTCGCTGGGCCGATTTGAACAGCCAGACCTTTGACATTGCGCGACGTCGTCTTATTGCGAAACCTGTCCTTTCCTTCTTACTCCCTTCTCGAAATGCTCCCGGCGAAATCTTATCTTCCGTCCTCAAGGGAATCTCATCTTTTAAAATGAGCGTTCAGCAATGGATCGTAAATGTGCTGATGCGCTATGAGATTTCTTTGAGAGGTTTCGCTCTTTCCAACATACCTTCGTCTTGGGTGAAAGTCCTCTGTAA